AACTAAACAATAGATTACAGTGGAAAGAGTCATTTGGTTTGCCAACTCATGAAGCTTGTGAGTTTACCGGGATAGGCAATCGGAATACCTTTTATGCAGCAATTGAAGACCTTGAAAAATGGGGATTTATTGAGACAATTAATAAGTCTAACAATCAAAATACAAGTCGAATTATCTCGCTCCGCCTGAGCGAATTTGACCAAGCGGAGGTACAACCGGCGACCAAGCAGAGTTCAGGCGGTGGTACAAGCACTGATCCCATAGTTAAACAATATAAACAATTAAACAATAAAACAACTAAGGAGAAGAAAGAGGTAAAGAAATTTATTGCTCCATCTATTGATGAAGTTCAAACCTATTTTGAGGAGAAAGGATTTCCTTTAGACCTGGTTCAGCAAGTTTACAGTCATTATGCAGATGCTGATTGGACTAAAGCCAATGGGGGAAAAGTTATTGATTGGAAAAGGACTATAAGCAACAATTGGCAAGAAAAGTTTGATAGGCATAAGTCAAGGGCTAATCATCAGAATGCAAACCAAACTTATTATCCGCCTAAGCCTGAGAATGACCCAATCCTACTCAGGCAGGAAGTTCACAGCAATTATGAGGATTATGTTAGGCATTGCTTGAAAGTAAATCATCAGCCTGAAAAACCTAAATATCCTGAGCTTGTCCCTCCTGACTTTGATCATATTGCGTTCATAAACCAAATAAAAGCTAACCTATGACAGTTACATTTTTTGACAATTATCGAAAGGTTGATGACCCTAAGTTTTTTCCAGTTGATATGATCCTGGACAGAATTAAAAACGGAGCATCAAAAGACTTGATTGAAAAACTAAGGTCAATTCAAGACCCTGAAGAGCAGAAAGATTTTAAGCTAAACAAGCTACCTTTAATTTGCTTCTCAGGAAGGTTCACAAGAAGGGCTGCCGTTGCTTTTAAAGAAGCTTCAGGACTTGCCATCATGGATTGGGATGATGTGCAAACAGAAAGCCTTAGAGACTTGCAAACAATTATTATTTCAGAGCCTTACACCTATGCTTGCTGGATTTCTCCAAGAGGAGGATTGAAAGCACTTATCAGGATTGCTGATGCTGAAAAGTATAAGGAGCAATATGAAGCCTTGCTGGATTATTTCAATGCTTTGACTATTGATTATTGTCCGGCAGATAAAGCAAACAAAGACATTGCCAGGGGATGCTTTGAAAGTTATGATCCTGACCTATATCTAAACAAGGAAGCAATACCGTTTAAACTTTACATTAAGCATGAAAGATTGCAAATGCCTACTTATGAAAGTAAAGTTGAACTTATCCCCAAAATTCTAAAATGGACAGCAAGCAAAAACCAATATTTCCAAGATGGGCAAAGAAATCACTTTATCCTATGCTTTGCAGGAGCATGCTGCCGATTTGGAGTTAATCAATATGACTGTCTTGCTTTTTGCGATAATCAGTTCCTGGCAAATGATACAAGCTTTAGCCGAAAAGAATGTGAGCAAACCATAGCCAATGCCTACAGATATTGGCAGAATCAGTTTGGAACTGCTGAGATGACTGCCGGGAAAGTTATAGATAGCAAAACATTAATGGAAATTGATGTTGCGCCACCTGCTGAACTATTTGATACCTCAATACCTGCAAAAGATGTTGTCTATGGTACTTCTGTAATGGACAAAGCCTTTGACCTTTTGGAAAATGGGCTTCCATTTCTTGATAATGTCGGCATTCCAATGCTTGATGATTTATTTAAGTTTAGGAGAGGAGAGATAACTCTTTTATCCGGACATGGTAATCATGGTAAGTCCAGCATTATGAAGTTTATGATGCTCTGCCATGCTGCTCTTTTTGGGAGAAAGTTTGCAATATTTCCTCCTGAGGATAATCCAGCAGAAATGTTTTACCATGATCTTGTAGAAATGCTTTTAGGGCAAGAATGTTCTCCAAAAAATCATTACAGGCCGACAAAGGAAGCTTACGAAAAAGCATATCGATGGGTAAGCGACCATTTTTTCTACATTTATCCTGAAACAGAAAGTCCTACACCTGCCTACATCAAGCAAAGATTTCTTGAATTAATTATCAAGGAAAAAGTTGATGGATGTGTTATTGACCCATTCAATCAAATGGATAATGACATAAGCAGAGCAGGCGGAAGAGATGACCAATATCTCAGCCAGGTACTTGGGGATTTTGCAAGATTTGCAACTGCCAACAATGTTTACTTCATGATTTTAAGCCATCCAAAAGGAGGCAGTAAAAAGAACAATGCAGATAATTACCCTTGTCCTGATGTTTATGATTTAGCTGGCGGAGCAATGTGGAACAACAAAATGTGGAATATTTTAATCTATCATAGGCCTATGTTTTACACTCATCCTAATGATCCTATTTGTGAACTTCACGCTAAAAAAATTAAGCGAAAGGAGGTAGGCAAAAGAGGGTTTATCCAGTTTGAATATAACTATCCAAAAAGAAGGTTTATTTTTAATGGTTTTGACCACATGAATAGAATCTTGGGAGTTTTAAACTTAAATGCTTACTTGCCTACTCCTGAAATTTTAGCACCTGACTTAAACGATAACTTTAACATTGATGACTGCCCATTCTAATATCAGCATTAGCCAAGTGCCATCTATGTGGGAAGGCACTGCAACCTATGAGAATGATTTATTTTACTTTCAACCCAAACAAGAGATGACAGTGCAAGACATTAGATTCTTATTGAATCGCAAGTGCAAGGCACTAAGAGCCAAACTTGAAACCAATCTCACTCCTGGTTACCAATCGAGATGGCAGAATCAACTTGAACTTTACGAATCAATCCTAAAACACTTACCTTTGCAATAAATCAATAAAGCTATGCCATTGAAAAAGGGATATTCAGCCAAGACAGTTAGCAGTAACATCAAGACAGAGATGAAGGCAGGCAAGCCTCAGAAGCAGGCTGTTGCCATTGCTCTCTCTGTTGCCAAGAAAGCCAAGAAAGCAGCTAAAAAGAAATAATAATCAACCTAAAAACTAAGGCTGAAAGGCCGGTACAAATTATGGCAGCACCTAAGGGAAATCAATGTTGGATGTTAAGGCTAAAACATGGCCTTGATGGGAAGTTTAAGACTCCTGAAGAAATCCTTGAGAACTTTGAACAGTATGTTCAGTGGGCAGAGGAGAACCCTTTGATTGAGGTAGATTTCAGAGGAAAGGATGCAACTGAGGTTAGATTGCCTAAAAAAAGACTGCTGACTAAAGAAGGTTTTGCACTTGCTTGTGGCTTTTCTTGTTGGACTAAGCTTTCTGAGTACAAGACTAAATCAAAAGATTTCGGTAGTGTCTTTACACGCATAGAGCAGGCCATCTACACAAGCAAGCTGGAAGGGGCTGCAAGTGGGCTATTTAACCACAATATCATTGCAAGGGACTTAGGCCTCATGAACCAGGAGCAGGTCACCATGCAGATGACAGAGGTTATCAGACCTACAAGTCCAAAGGAGGCTAAAGCAGAGCAGTAACTTGGCAAAGATTGACTTGTCAAGTCCTGACTTATGGCAGGCTAAGTACCTTGATGCAGTAACTGACCCAAAGACTTATAATATCCTTTGGGGTGGGGCTGGAAGTGGCAAGAGTCAGACAATGATTCAGATGCTGCTGGCTGAGATATGCGATCATAGGAACAATGAGTTTCAGACTTACTTTGTCATCAGGAAGGTTGCCAGCACTCTGAGAAACTCAGTCTTTGCAGACTTTCAAAACAAGATAACTCAGTGGGGCTTGAATAAGCTTTGCAGAGTTAAGACTGGTTACTTAGAGATTCAATCCGGTGGCAACAAGATTATCTTTCTTGGATGTGATGATCCTGAAAAGCTAAAGTCATTAAGCCAGGCAAAATACATTTGGATTGAGGAGGCTACAGAATTAACTCTTGAGGACTTTACTCAGATAACTTTAAGACTTCGGGGCAAGTCTGAGCATCCAAAGAGATTCTTCTTGACTTTTAATCCTGTCTCAGACAGTCACTGGATTAAAAAGAGGTTCTTTGATGATGTGCCAGCAAAGGAGGCCAATGATGTGCTTAGGCTTCATGGCACTTACTTGGATGCTTTAGACTTCTTAGATGACCAATACCCTGTAAGAATGGAGGCACTCAAGGAAGTATCTCAGACTTACTATGAGGTTTATGCCTTGGGGCAGTGGGGCATTTGGGATAGGGAGTCGCTTTTTGCGACCTCATTTGACTTCAGCAAGCATGTGTACCAGGGTTACATCAAAGCCTCTCCGATTCACAATCTATATCTTGCCTTTGACTTCAACGTGACCAACACTTGCGTTGTAAGCCAATACATCAAGAACTCATCAGAGGGGTTGTTTTATGCCACCATAAATGTCATTAAAGTCTATCGGGTTGGTGATCTTGCTGCTCTTTGCCAAACAATCAAGCAAGAGTTCCCCGACATGACTTACATCATCAATGGTGATGCATCCGGTGCAAGTAGAAACGCATTCACTCAGGATAATATATCAGCTTATGCTCTCATCAAGAACTACCTCGGCATTGGTGACATGCAGATACAAGTGCCAAGGTCAAACCCAAGCCACATTGCCAGCAGGCTTGTCACCATCCTGACCCTTCAAAAGGCCAAGGTGCAGATAAGTGGCAAAAGGTGTGATGAGTTAGTGACAGACCTAAAGGAAGCCAAGGTAAGCAGGCAGGGAAGCCTTGACCCTTGGAAGAACAAGAACCCGGATAAGTCTCACGCATTAGATGCCTTCCGTTATTTTATTTTCTCTAATTTTGCAGAGATAACTTCCAACTTCAATCTCGAAAAGTATGGCACAATGTTGCAGTAATTGTTTCAAAGCCTGTGAGCCTCTCAACAGTTGTCCTGATGCTTTCTTGGTGCTTGTGCCTCCTGCTTATGCTGAGAATGAAATCATTATCAACATCAACAAGCCAGGCATGAATGCTCGCATTAGCCAGCAACTTGACATTGATTACCTTGGGTATATTGAGGTTGATTTGGCAGGCTGTCCTGATGGCTTTTTCAATCCTTATGGCGGACAATATGAGTTAGAGTTCATAAATCCCACCAATCAGAAAGTCTATGAGTTTACTGCTGTTGATGGCTTAATCTACTCAAGCATCTGTTTCAGCTTTGCCCAAACTTACACCAATGGCGAAGGCATCAACGAGGTAGTCCTAAACATTTTTAACGATTTAATCCCTGACCCATATTATGTATGATGAACTTACTGCAAGTTGTGGAGGCAAGCGTAGAGGTTGCTGCATTATCCAGTTGCCTCAGCCTGCTGACATTGACACTGATTGCACTGATCAGTGCAGCTTTTTCCTTGTTCTTGGATTATCTGCTGGAAGACCATCCGATTGGGCAGTGGTATCTGTTCCAAATTCAGAAGTTGCCAACTTTGTGGGCAAAGCCACTTGGTGAATGTCCTTACTGCTCAGGAGCATGGCAGTTCCTGATTATCTCTTGTCTAATCTTTAACCAACCATTCTACTTATGTTCAATATTTTTAGGCGCAAACCATCTATTCCTCCTCCTCCTATCCCTGACTCAGAAACGACTCTTGTCTCTCATCCGGAAAAACCAAGGTATCAAGGAGTAGCCCCAAAGGACAGATGGGATCAAATCGAATATGCTTTCACTTCAGGAGGTGTCAAATACTTTAAATTCGTATCTGAGGTTAATGTGCCATTCCAAAGGGCAGTAGCTGCCAGGGATATCTTCACCGAGGAACTTTGGCAGATTAATCCTGACTTCCTGAGAGGCTGGAACAATGGGCTAATAAACCTATTGATGGATAAGAAGAAGAAGGATGACAAAAAGCTTTATGAGGTCGGCATAATGGCCTCAAGGCTAAAGGAGCAGATGGAGATGTCAGTAAGCCTGCTAAGACAGTTAAAGCTGGC